TCTGGATGGTCTAATTCACCACATGCTCTTCTTTCTTTAACTAGAGTCATGTATTTATCAATTTCACGTTCCCATAGTTCTTTAGAATAGTATCGCCCATTTCCGTTTTTAACTTCGCATGTAGCTAAGATACCTTCAACAAGAGGATAACCACTTGAACTTTTACCTTCAGTAAGTGCTACTGGGGATATACCAAACGGGCGAGTTTCTATTAGTAAAGATTTCATATTAATATCCGTATTTTTTTAAAATTCCATCAACTAATTCAAAATATCTTCTTTCAGGATCTGGTTTATCTTGGGTCATTTCTTTATAATAATTTTTGATAGATTTCCAGTCACCTGTAGATACTTCGTTTTCTACATATTTTTTTAATCTAGCATCTAAATCACTTTCATCTTCATTTAATTCTTCTTTAATTAATTTAGCAATTACTGAGCGAAGTTTAGATTCACCTAGTTCTGAAGCTGATAGTGTTTTATTCACAGTAGCATTTTTTATCATGTCTAGTAAGCTACCTAGTCCATCTGCAGAAACAATATTACCATCAGGAAGATTACCAAAATCTCCCTTAGTACTCATAGGATCCATTTTAGCTTGCTTTAACTGTTCCATTGTAAATCCAAAACCTTTTTTGCCATTTTCGTCTGCAAACAAGTATAAATTTTCTTGTGTTGGATTTTTTTGACCTTTATGTGATCCTCCTGGCGGTATTACTCCTATATATGTAAGTTTGCCATTTTTGCTAGCATATACTCTACCAGGTACAAATTTTATAGATCCTTCATTTAATTCTTCTTTAATAAGTTTAGCTATTACAGAACGAAGTTTTTGTTCTGCCATCATAACTTTTTCATCACCTAAATCATCCATTTTCTCTTCATCACCCATACCTTCTGTTCCTAAAAGCGCTAACAATAATTCTTCACGATTTACTAATCCACCTTCTGGGTCCATTACTATCATATCTTCCATTCCGTCATCCTTAGCCCATCTTATAATTTCACGATCAGACATTGAATTATACTGTGAAAGATCTATATCAGATATTTCTTGAATTGCTTTAGGTAATGGTAATTCAAATTGATCTCTTTTTGGATTGTATACTGTATCAACATCAACTAAATAGTAATCTCCTGTTTTGGATAATTTACTAGCAGCGTTTAATGTTCTTAATAATTTTTTAAACTCTCCAGATAACATTTTAGTATCTTCTGAAGTTAAACCAGTACCCATTTTAGATTGTAAAGATGAACCTGCAAAATTTCCTCTTTGAGATCCAGATATAACATCTAATAACGGTTGTGATACTTGTAATTTAATATTTTCGCCTGATTTTACTATTTTAATGTGTGGTTTATTCCAGTTAACACGTGTTCTACCTCTATCATTGATAGCATCAACTGCCTCACGAGAAAGTACAGTTACGTTTGGAATAAATCTTCTTCCTTTTTCTCCTGGCATTGATGGACCTCCAACTGATGGGCCTTGATATACAACTTCGTTTGTATTTTCTTTCAATTTAATTCTTTTTTCAACACCACTAACACCTTTATCAGGCATTTCTTTTACTTTTTTAGGCATTGAATCTTTAGCCTCACTATCACCTAATGAATCTTTAACGTTTGCTTTTACTTTTACTTCTTTTTCAATATCACCGTATCCTGATGATTTGAATTTACCTTTTGGTTCTTTAGGTTGACCTAAGCCAGGAGCTTCTTCAGTATAACCAACTCCCATAGTTGAAAAGTTACCGTTTTTAGTATAGTATAAAGGGTCTTTAGCTAAGTTTTTAACAACCATAGCTTTAATTTCATCACCTGTTTTACCTTGATTTTTTGCCTCATACATTTCAGCAAAGAAACCTTTCATGATCTCGTTAAAATTAACGTTATCAGCGTTTTTCATGTCTACATTGTCGTAGGCATTTTTACGATAATCTAATACTTCTTTAGATGTTTCTTTTTCCATCGCTTTAACTTCCTCACCTAATATCTTCTTCCAGTCATAAGCACTATATCCTTTAGATACAACACCGCCTGCTGCTTCGCTAATAATTTGTTTTGATTTTAATACGTTTGTAGCAGTATTAAAGTCTGTATATTGGTTAAAGTATTGAGGAAACAAGCTTCTGGCTTGTTTTAAGAATTGATCTTTATTTCCTTTACCTTCTTTGATAAGGTTAAAATGTTGTTGAAGTGTCATGTTATTTTTTTTCTTTAAATAATTTTATAATATCATCTAAGTAGTCAACTGCTAAATCGGTACCGTATTGTATTTTAAAATCTGGAGAACTTTTGTAGTAATCCATTGTTTGGTTTTTAGCTTGTTTTAGTAGAGGAAGCAATGTATTTAATTTATCTTCTATTTTATCAAAATCACCTACTCTAGTTTGAATGAAATTTTTTAACGATTCATCATCTAGATTTAAATTGTTTACATAAGTATCAGTTGCTTCTTCTTCTAATTTCTTTTTCCATAAATCCTTATGATCAATAGCTTTAGAAGCTTTATGAAGTTTTTTAGCGTCAACTGGTTTCCAACCTAACTTATAGTAATATATATTTTGTGCTCCTTTAGCTTTCTTATTTGGATTAAATGCAAACGGAGTAGCATAATTAGCTCCTTCACCTGGTGTGAAAGTAGCTGCTCCTGCGCCTGCTCCTGTAGCGCTCATTTCTCTTAACTTATTGAATACTACTTCTTTAAGTTTTTGTTCATCAACACTTGAGAATTTTCTATACTGTTCTGGGTAATTTGTACGCATATGGGATCTAAAAGCATTCCATACCACAGTAAATGCAGCAAATATTTTTTTAAATTCTGGATCTTGAATTGTTTCTTTATAGTTAAGAAATGTCTTATATGATTTATTAAGTTTCTTAAACGAATTGTATATCATAGCATAATCTGGGGTGTAAGTAACATCCCATGTAATAGCCCCTGTTTCAGGATCTACATCAGTTTGCTTGGTAACAATAGCTCCAGGTGCGGGTTTATTTGCCATTTGCTGCTTTAAGTTCTTCTAGTAAGTCACAATATTGTAGTAAATTAACGATATTGTCGTTAGATACTTTATCGTTTTTACCTAATTCAACTAATAAATTAGTTACCTCATTAATTTTAATTTTAGTAACTTGATTTTTAGTTTTAGAATTTAGTTTAGTAAGATCTGTTTTAAACTCGTTAATTTTAATGTTGTAAAATTCTTTAAGTTTACTTGTGTTGTCTACACTGTGAATAAATTCTTTAAGAATTGTTTTTTTAGTATTACTAAAGTTTGAATATTTGCTATTAAATTTATCTAATAATATTTTATACGCTAAAATACGAGTATCTTTATCGTAACCAGCAAATTCATTTAATAATTCATCTGTATTTTCTTTAGGTTTTACAGATGCCATGGTTAAATGTTCTAATAAAGATAATTTATTGGTTATAAGTTGCTCATGAGCTGCTTTTTTCTCACTGTTAATTCCTTCAATTAATGTAAAAATAGCAGCTTGTGCTTTATAATTAGGTAATTTTGTTTTAAAGAAATCCTCTAGATTATAATATTTTTTAATTTCATTAATTAGGTTATACTTTTGTCTCTTAAGAGCAGATCTATTCAAGTGTTTAGAACTTTCTAAAACTGTATTGATCACAACCTCTGCTTTACCTTCTGTTAAGTTAGTACGCTTAAGCAAGCTATCATATAACTTATACTCACGACCTAATTCAGTTTTACTGAAATATTTTTTTAAGATGTTTGTAGCCTCTGAATTTTTACCTGATAGCGTATCAGCAGTTATTTGTCTAACTAGTAACTCAAAGAGAATGCCCGTATTCTTAAATTTCGAATGTTTTATAAGCATTTAAAGTTGCGTTTTTGTTATAAATATATAAAAGATTTTTAATCTCGCAATTGATTTTCGTCAAGTAACGATTCTTTTGCTTTGTCTGTTTGGAAAACTATTTTCTTTTCCATTTCATTTAATAGTTGTCTATTTTTTAAGTAAATATTTTCAGTTAATTGCTTAGATTGACCACCCATCTCATCATCATACTTCATAGCTGTTTTACCTAATCTATCTTTACCGAATATATTTTGTTGAGTATTGATATTACTTACTTTTTCTTTAGGTCTACCTAATGTGACATCATCTCCATACCCAGCAGGTACATTACCTGGATCTGATATTACTCTACCTTTACCATATAATGATGCTAAATCGTGTGGTGTACCATATGACTTACCTGTTTCAAGTGGGTCGTTTCCTTCCTCAGTTACTTGAGCTAATCTAAATTTACGTTTAGCATCTTGTAAAATAAGATCTCTATATTCATCATATTGATCTTCACTAAAGTGGAATATATGGTGGTAAACCCAGTCACTAGGTAATAATTGAGCCTCCATAATGTTTTTAGCTAACTCAACTTTTTCCTTCATTAACATGATACGTTCTTGATCATAGATAATGGAAGGTGTAGTTAATGATATTTCAAAATTAGATAATGTTTCACCTCTATATCCCTGAGTATATAAATGTACTAATGCAATTTTATATAATTCAGATAATAAAATACGTTGTAATCTATCAATTGTACGAGCAAAACGAATATCTTCAGCAGCTAATGTTGCTTTACCAGTTAAATCTTTTTCGTAACCCATAAATGCTTTAGGTACCTTAAGGGCGGCAAATAACTTATCTCTTAAATAAACTACGTCTTCTATACCATTATAATCTAAACCTTTAGTTGTTTCTATCTTGGTTGTTTGGTCGTTTCCTCTAACAGGAATATAAAAATCTTCTAACATGTTTTGCATGTTATATTTTAAATTATACTCTCCAGTTTGTGGATCCATATAGGGTGTTTTTTTCATGGTACGAATTGTTTTCTGCATGAAATTTTCTACCTCATTAGGAGGAATAGCACCAACATTAATATAAAATACACGTTTTTCTGGGGCACGAGAGATTCTATGAATCAACATAGCATCTTCCATTAATGTATATTGTTTAAACAATTTACGAGCTGGTTCAATATATGATCTACCATAAGGTAAATAGTTAACATCCGTTAATAAGCGGAAGTGGGCCATTTCATAATTGTCAAAATATATACCAGGAGATGTTTCGTTATTACTAAAATTAGGTACACTATATGTTCCTGATCCCGCAGTACCTGAGGAATATCCATCAGGACTAAATCTAAATCTTACCGCGGAAGGTGCGTTTTTATCATATGCCTCTTGTCTTTCAATATGATATGCGGTATAAGGTATAACGTTATATACTCCAAACTTTTCTGAGATTTCTAATTTTAAAAAGAAATCACCGTACTTACACATTTGACGAGTCCAAGACCATAAATTGAATTCAATATTCAATACATCGTAAAATAAATTGTATAGAATTTTTTGAATATCCTCATCTGAACTTCTAATCTGTAACACTTCACCCATTTCATTTTTCAATGAACATTCATCTGATATGATGTCTAAGGCAGATGCAATAATAGCATCTGTATCCATAACATCGTAATCTGAATATAGTTGGGCTCTTAAGTATTGGTAGTTAACATTTAACTGTTGACCGTAAAGTGAGGTGGCATTAGATGAATATACTCTACTAAATCTATCTACTAAAGAATTAGTTTCATATCGACCACTTCTTTGAATTGAATCAACATCCATCACCTTAAGTTGGTTTCCTCCCTCGTTGCGTATAACAACATCTGTTGAGAATAACCTTTTTAATCTTGTGAATACACTAATGTCTGCCATGTTTTATTTATTTAAAATAACCAACTAATATCTTCAGTTCCATTGTTAGCTGTAGGCATATGATATGGATTGTCTATTCCTGCTGAGAAATAGGCTCCTTGATATTGTGAAGGTCGTGATATATTACTTATTGCTGCTTTTGTTAATTCTATTCCTTGTGTTTTATTTTTTAGAGCTGTATCTCTAATATACATAGCGATACTATACGACATAACTAAATCATCGTTATATCCTGATTGTGCTTCTGCTCTACCGTTTTTCCAAATAAACACTTTCATTTCTTCAATTAATCTTTTTGATCTAATAATAACACTATGGTCACCAAAATATTCTCGTCCTTTATTAATTACTAACGGACGTGTTTTTAATGATGTAGTAAAACCTGGTGTCATTTTAGATGTATCTTCATATTTACTAATATACGAATCAGAAGTTGGGGTATCACTCTTAGGTGAATAATAGAGATTTCTATATCCTCTTTCTATAATTGATTCTATTGTTGACCAACCTATATTAGCGTTTTCAACCACTAGTAATGCCTCGTTATATTCAGTGGCAATAGCTACTAACATATAACCAAATTCTTTAGGCGATAATTGACTTTTAAATTCTGCTACTTGAGCGTTTGTTTCAAGATCAAATATATGAAATGTAGAAAAA